ATGTAAACCGCATCCCCTTTAGACAGGGCTTCTCCTGCTTTAGCCTTAAATATATTATTACCGCGCAGTGAGCCAACAAACTCTGGGGCTTCAACGTCACCAGTAAAGGTAGCGCCAGCTAGAGGAGCGTATAAAGATAAATCTATAGCTGTAAGGTCGGGTGGGGTGTATGTGAACACACCAGAGTTATAGGCTAAAGCAGCCGTTCCGACTGCCGTAGTAACAACACTTAAATCACCTGACTCTAACTTATCGGTGTTGAGATTGGTAAAGTTAGCATCAACTTCATTATTAGTTAGGGGCGAGCCTTTGCCCGACCTTGTAGTAATCGTAGACATTGGTAACCCCTGCTAATTAAGATGCGCTAAGTGTAATAGTCCAAGTGATCGCCATAGTGTCGTTAGCGCCCTTGTTAACAACAGGGAACACGGTTCTACATAGCATGGTTCCGCTTGAAGCTGCGTTAAACAATCCCGCTTCAGTAACCGCACCAGTGCCTTCGCCAGCTTCAAAAGAAGATACGTAAGTTACGGTGTTAGAACTAGCCGTTGTGGAGTCCAAAGGCTCACGAGCGCCCAGTACAGTGCCCAAGTCGGTGTTAGACGCCGCTGGAGTAGCTGTGCCAGACCCTACGGCCATGTGGCTCATTACGCCCGCAGTAGCGTTAGCCATACGCGAGCATATAAATGTTAGACCTGCGGACACGATAAGATTCTTCTCTTCGCGGCGCTCTTTAACCTTACCATCCTTATCAAGTACGGTTATTACAAGGTCACCTTTTAACTTTACTGTTTCATTAATCATATTACACCTCAAAAATTTCTGCTAAAGCCGACGTAGTCTTCCGCGAAGTAGAAAAGATTATCTACATAGTCTGTACCGTACAGTAAACCAGAGTCGGCTATGGAAGCTGAGTCACTGTTTGCTATACCGACCGATTTTACATTAGAATCAGAAGTATATCCATTGTCTGATACATCGGTAGCGAATAATACACTAGCAGCGTCGTTTACGTCAGCCGTGTCTTGTCTATCTAGCTCAGTGTCAAACGTCAGTTGTTCACTCTGAAGGACTAACTCACTTAGCGCTTTGTCGCTGCTGAAAGTAGTTACGTCAGTGATACCCACCGCTTCTAAGAACTCTCTATCGTACCCAACCTGCAATGCAGGAGAGTCCGCTACACTACCTAGATCGACGGTGACCTTAGTGAAAGTCATTGTCTGATCGTCGTCTAGTACCGCTTCCCCGTCGAAGTCGTCTGTAGCCGACAGAGAATCGTACAGATTAGTGGATACGTCGAACGTAATAGTGTCCGCCTGCCCCACCGTCTCACTAAGTACCTTATTTGGCACTAGTAAAAATATGTCATTGGCTGCGTTAAAGGCAGCGAAGTCAGCATGATTACGCAAGTAGACTGTCTCGAAAGACAACGAATCACTGAGCGCCGCCGAGTCTGACCTAGCCGTGGTAAGGTTAAACAGTTCTAAGTCGGTGACCGTACCTGCGTCGTCGAAAGACCTAATGAAATCTACTTGTCTATCTAGAGAATCAGAAACATCCGAGGGGCTGAAGAACCCCTTCGCTGGGCTAACACTTATCAGCTCGCTAGCAACGCTTGTATCCTGTAGTAATTTAGACAGGGCTAAGCGGTCAATACTATCATCAAACAACGCGCTGTCAGCAAGTGGCCTAGTGGTAGCCATTGCGAGTAGCTCTGTGCTACTAACTTCTTCTATAAGCCCTTTACTCAGTATAAGCGAAGTAAAGTCAGTTAGCGCCGCCGCGTCAACAGCGTCATGCCTAAGCAAGAAAATACCTAGCTCAATAACTGTAGGGGTAATGTTAGTGTAGGACACCACAAACGAAGCGGCTAAACTACTGACGTCAAACGTAGCTGTGGTACTAGCTAGTTCGTACGTAGCTTTTACATAGGAAACGTCATACGTAGCGTCAGTGACGGACACGTCGAAAGACGCATCAGTGTTACTAACAGCGAAGGAGGGGCGTACAATCTTGAGATCAGCGTCCACTAGGTGCCACCGCCCTAGTCGAAGTCGTTACGTACTTTGAACTTAACTAAGTCATAAACAGTCTGTATGCCACCAGTAGAGAAGGTTATCTCAAGCTCACCCTCGTAAAGCCCGCTTTCGTCGAACGAGTTACCAGTGAACGGGATTAAAACCGCGCCGCCTTCTGGGTCAGAAACAACCCCAGTTATAGTGGATACTAGCTCAGTGCTACCAATAAGCCGTACGCGTAGACGTACAGTAGCGCCGGTCAGGTCTATGTAAGCCCATGTATCTGAGTTGTTGGCGTCGTAGGTGACTCCGTCGGGACTAGCGCTAGAGTCTTTTAGGACAAAGCGCAGGTCAGGAAGAGTATCGCCTGTAACTAATTTTAAGGTGTCTAAATAGGCCATTATTTACCCCTAAACAGTGGGACTAACTCCGGTTAATCCTTTAATCTCTACGCCTAGAGCATTACCGAAAGCGCCGTAGTGGGCCTGCGCGCGTTGCGCGTTGCCAGCGTATTCACTATCTTTGGTGTACGCGCGGTAAAGGATGTAATCCATGACGATGTTGCCATAAATGTCTGGCAAGTCGATGTTACCAGTTACGTCAGTGAAGTCAGAACCATCGGCAGGCTCAGCTACGTCGGTAGGGTAAGCTGAGTAGCTAATATCTAGGATGGTGGTTACCAGCGCAGGCGGGTAAACAAAGAAAACTTTGGGGTCACGAGGGTCGTAAGTGTAGTGAACCGCGCTGACATTGCCTGCGAGGTTATACCAATTAGGAATCTGCGAGTCTAAGACTTCACGAGGAACCATCCTAACCGATGAGTTATTACTAGCGACAGCGGAGTTTCGTATGATGTCGATTAGCTTAGCGCCATCTGTAGGCAGCGACTGCTTCGCGCCAGCCACACAAGTTTTAGCCGCGTTCTTAATAGAAGCGTCCGGGCGATATAAAATAACTTCTCGTTGGCCGTCGTTGAGGTAGCGTACTAGCTCAGGGATTGGCCATCTTACCGACGTAGTATCCTGTAAGGTATCTACTACACGGCGGATAATTGATTGTGCTGAAAGTGCCATAGTTTACCTCACTAATGGTCTAGGTTTAACGCGCGTACCGCCACGGATTCTTCCATGGTAGCTTTCTATTTTGCCTTGTGAGCATTTCTTATCCGCTAGCATTCCCATGTTTGCGGCTAAAAGCTCGTTAGTAAACGGCATGTTAGGTATTCCGGCCAGCTTAGAAACCGCTCCGGCAACAATGCCCTCACTCCAGTAGTCAAACAGGTCGTTCTCTACTGTGCTAGCTAACATTGTAGGGGCGTAAGCAGCTGTAACCACGACGGAATAAGCGTCGTCTGGTAGCGGATAAAAGTTAAGAACTAACTCAGAGTCCACTCTAGTCGTAAAAAACCCAGTTGGTTTGCCCGTTATAGCAGTGTCGTACATCGGCACATCTTCTTCAAAGATGCCGCTTATTTCTCTGCCGTCCACAGTAACGCTAATAACCCTAGAAACCCTAAGCTGGTTGTTAGGGGTTTCCAAGTCATACCCTTTAAGGCCTTTTACGGTCTTAAAAGCATCTGAGGTCTGACGCAGTGTAAGCGAAGAATCGCAGAACTTTATAGCGGAGTCGAGAATAGCCTGTCGAGCTAAAGGCTCGGAGCACCCTATTACGTAGGGTAATACGCGTGGAAAAAAGCTGTCTATGCTAATCATGGCTCGACCTAGGTGCTATAACGTTTGTGCAATTCTACCAATTATACCTTGGTTTTACGAGCACTTGTTACTGATTTGTCTGCCACGGGTGCCACTTTAGGTTTAGCGGCTGCTTTTTCCGCTTTGGCTATATTAACTTCTGTCTCTAGCTTTACGCCAGCTTCAGTTGGCTCCCACTCATTATCTATGAGGCGAGCTACGATAATTATTTTGCCGTCGTGTGTTACGCGGCCTTTGTTAGCTAAAATTTCACCGCCCATCTCTGAGAGGAACTTCGCAACGTTCATACTTTTTCTCCGTCAATAAAAAAGGGGGCCAATTGGCCCCCTTGATTGTAACACTAACTTAGCTAGCAGCACCAATCTGGGCTACTACCATAGCTTCAGGCTTAACCACTTTACGACCATATACTGCCAGTCCACGAACGATGTCGCCGAAGTCAGTCTGGTTGCGCAATGGCTCAGTCTTATCAACAGTCATAGCGAAAGATACAGCAGCCTTAGTACCGGCAATCATGGTACGACGGGCTTTTGCGTTAGTAAGAGTAGCACCACCAGAGACAGGTGAAAGGCCAGCAACTAAAGCCTTACCAGCAGCGCCTTTAGGCAGGAGGTTAGAAACGTATACATTGAAACGATCCAACATACCGATCTTACCAGTACGAACAACACTTGACTGATCGCCAGTGAAGTAGGCCTGAGCAATATCAGACTGCATCAACAGGTGACGGTCGAATGGAGAGATGATTAAGAAACGGTCATCTTCAGGAACGTTCTGCTCGTCAAGTGCAGTAGACATACGCAGGATAGCTTTGAGGATGTTACCAGCAGTAGCTTGGTCGATAGGAGCAATATCAGTACCTAGGTCGTAGGCAGCTGAGATAGCACCGGCAGTACCACCTTCGTTAGCAGCAGCTGGGCCTTCGGTTACGAAAGAGTTAAAGAACACTTCGTTTTCGATGGAGATTTTCAACTGCTTAGCAGCATCTTCGGTGAACATGTTCATTAAGTCCATGTCGGCCTGATATGCCAGTACGTCGTTTACCTGAACGCCGAAGTACTTACCTTTGTTAACCTGCATGTCTTGGAAGCTCGGAGTAGGAACTTCGTAGGACAAGTTCTGGCCAACAGTGTAGTCAGAGATGCTGATAGAAGGAGCCAGACGGATACGTACGGTATCGCCTTGGTTCTTAAGCTCGCCTTCGTAGTCAGTGTTGGTGACTTCAGAAAGGATGGTGTTCTGGTAAAACTTGGACAGCAACTTGCCTGACCAAAGAGTTGGGATAAACGCACCGGAGTACGAAGGAGTAGTGTCAAACGCGCCACTACCTGTTACGGGATATACAATAGCCATGATTGGCCTCCAAAAGATTAAGAGTTAGGTTATGCTGAAACACGACCATTCGTGAATGCAGCATCAATTTCAGCTTCAAGTTTGTTAGCTTCATCGAACTTACCAGACCCATTCAATGTCGCGGCTTTCTTAAACATACGCTCAATTTGGGCGTTAGTGTAATTCTTGCCTGACTGCGACGTTGTAGTGGAACTAGATGCGGTACGACTTGGCTGAATCTGACGTTCAAGCTCTTGTGTTTGCTTGGGTTTCTCGTCGGGTGTTGGCTCTACTTGACTTGACCGGAACATGTCAACGTAG